CCTCCGCGCCCTCCCTATCAGTAGGGAGGAGCCCATCTCAGTTTAAGGATTGACGACTGAGAACGTCCAGCACGCTGAAGGTGTCCTTCCTCGTAAGGGTCGAAACCCCGCTTGAGGAAGAACTTCAGAAGCGCAGGAACACCGTCGATTGGATCGACAGGGCTCTGCGCACGCAATGCATATCCCTTGACAAGAGGGCGATGCAATACGTCACACATTCTCTCCGTTTCATACGGAAAGACTGAGTGTCTGCCTATTACCACTGAGGTTGGATCAACCACTGGGTAGTATCGTAAGATACGTTCCAGTAGATTGTCTAGCTCCGCGCAGGTCTTCCATAGGCCCAGTTGATAAAACTGGTTCCGCGTGGAAGACAGAGCTAGAATCTCAGAGGTGTGCTGTCGTTGTGAAGGGAGTGGCTGTCGGACCTTGACTACTGAAACGTCATGGCCCGCATAGTACTCCTTCCCGCAACTCTCACGGAACTGACCGTTCCAATAAGACTTGCGGACGTTCACCTTTGCGCCGAAGCGCTCTAGTGCACGTACAACGAACGACACGTGTTCCTTGGGGACAATAATGTCATCCCCAAAGACGCGCACCTGGTCTGCAAAGGACTTCATGTCCCGCAGACCCAGTGGTCGCTTGAGCGACTCCTGGATCCCAACAAAGATGCATGTCAGAAATACACATGCCTCCATTGGGAAACAGAGTGCTGAACCCATCGACGCGAACTTGGACAAACGGATCACTCCGTGTCCAGGTACGTCAGCTTTTCGACTTCTGCAAGCGTCTACCCCGGATGCCATCCAGGGATGGTTGCTTAGCATCAGTCTAACGAGCTGATTGGAGACGCGATCGGACGCTTCACTCAGATCGAGTGTAGCGAGCTCCCCAGTTAGGGAGCCTTCGAGGGCCATGAACCGGTTAGGTTCCTGGTTATCGAAACCGAGGACTTGGTGAAGGAAGTCATCCCTCCGCCAGTGGTCCAAGAATCGTTCCAAGATAGCCTGCTGCACATACATCATGCAACTAGGCTCAATGGCAATGATTCGAGGCGACTTCAACGTTTTAGGAACTGAAATTACCCTCACGGGTAGTTCCGCCCCGGGTTCGAGGAAGTTCACGCTAGCAACGTGCTCTTGGAAGTACCGCCAGTTCGGGAGTTTTAACTCACCTACTGGAAATACCTCTTCGAGTCGTTGGGTCCA